AGAGTGGGTGTTTGAACTGGTGGCGTCGATCTTCGGTGCATACGATGCGGAGAGTGGCCGAAGGCTAATCACCGAGTGGTTCATTTGCCTGCCGAAGAAGAATTCGAAGTCTACGATCGCGGCCGGAATCATGATGACCGCCGTCATCCTGAACTGGAGGCAGTCCGCCGAGTTCGCGATTCTGGCTCCGACGATCGAGGTAGCGGGAAATAGCTTCAGTCCGAGCCGGGACATGGTGAAGCACGATGATGATCTGGACGAGCTGTTACAGGTCCAGACGCACATTAAAACCATCACCCACCGGAACAGTGGGGCGACGCTCAAGGTGGTCGCAGCTGACTCGAATACTGTCGGCGGTAAGAAGAGCGTCGGCACGTTGGTCGACGAGCTTTGGCTGTTTGGCAAGCAGGCAAACGCGGAAAACATGTTGCGTGAGGCGATTGGCGGCCTTGCATCGCGGCCCGAGGGATTCGTCATTTACCTGACGACGCAATCGGACGATCCGCCTGCAGGTGTTTTCCGCCAGAAACTTCAGTACGCGCGAGATGTGCGCGACGGAAAGATCCTAGACCCGTGCTTTGTACCGGTGATCTTTGAGCATCCGCCGGAAATGGTGAAGGCGAAGGAACATCTCAAGGTCGAAAACCTTGCGATGGTGAACCCGAACCTCGGCTACTCCGTTGACCGCGCTTTCCTTGAGCGCGAATTCATGAAGGCGCAGCTCGAAGGCGAAGAGTCGTTCCGCGGCTTCCTCGCCAAGCACGGTAATGTCGAGATCGGCATCAATTTGCGATCTGATCGATGGGCCGGCGCAGAGTTCTGGGAAGCTGCAGCGTTGGCGCCGAACATAACGCTAGAAGACTTGATCGAGCGGTCCGAAATAATCGACGTCGGAATAGACGGCGGCGGCCTGGACGATTTGCTCGGCTTGGCGGTGGTTGGTCGCGAGAAGGTCACGCGCCGCTGGCTACTCTGGACGCACGCGTGGGCACATCCATCCGTGTTCGAACGCCGAAAAGAGGTTGCGCCAACGCTGCGCGACTTCGAGAAAGAGGGTGATCTGACCGTCGTAGACCAGATTGGCGACGACGTGCGTGATGTTGCCGACATTGTCGCGACCATCCATGCCGCAGGTCTGCTGGATAAAGTCGGCGCGGACCCGGCCGGCATCGGTGGCGTGCTCGACGCATTGGTTGAAGCAAACGTGCCGGAAGACAGGGTAATCGGCATTTCGCAGGGTTGGAAGCTATCTGGCGCGATCAAAACGACTGAGCGCAAGCTTGCAGAGGGCGTGCTGGTTCACGGTGGGCAACGAATGATGGCGTGGTGCGTGGGCAATGCACGCGTCGTCCCAGTAGGCAACGCCGTGAATATCACGAAACAGGTGAGCGGCACCGCAAAGATCGATCCTCTTATGGCCGCGTTTGATGCCATCACGTTGATGAGCCTGAATCCGCAGGGCGGACTGGTAATAGGCGACGACTACGAACTCATGACGGTATGAACGCACACATTTTTAATATCTGCCTGCTGCTCGGCTGGCTGTTTGTGCTCGCCGGTGGCATCTACCTGAATGTCGGCGCCGGCCTGGTGGCTGGCGGCGTCCTGCTGCTCGGGATCGTGTTCGCCGTCGCGAGAATGGCTGGCGTCTATGTGCCCGCGGCCAAAACCGACGAGGGCACTGACTGATGTTCATTTCGCGCATCAAGGCGGATAGCGGCGATCGGTCGCCATACGGCAATTTCTGGTTCGAGCCGGTGTCGGGGCGCACGGCATCGGGTGCGCGCGTGTCGCCTGACCGAGCGCTGCAATTGCCCGTGGTGTTCGCCTGCGTGCGCGTTCTCGCTGAGTCGTTCGGCGTGCTGCCCATGCGGCTTTATCGCACCACCAACGGCAAGAAAAAACCCGTCCTGCAGCACTGGCTGCTCGATCTGCTAGGCAAGCGGCCGAACAAGTGGCAGACGCCATTCGAGTGGCGCGAGATGATGCAGGGGCACCTCGCGCTGCGCGGGAACGGTTACAACCAGATGCTCACGGACCGCCGCGGCAATATCACGGACCTTATCCCGCTGCACCCGGACCGCGTCAAGATCGAACTCCTGAACACCGGTGGCGATTTCAACTACCGGTATCGGTACACGGATCGCTTCGGGCACGAGCAGATTTTCGCGCGCGAAGAGTTGTGGCACATCCGCGGGCTGTCGAGCGACGGCATCGCCGGCATGAGCCCGATCGAGTTGGCGCGCGAGTCAGTCGGCCTTGGGCTGGCGGCGCAGGAATATGGCGCGCGCTTCTTCCAGAATGACGCGAAGCCGGGCGGCGGATGGATTGAGTTCCCCGGCAATTTTAAGGATAAGTCTGCTCGCGACACTTTCCGTGAGTCGTTCCAGGCTGCTCAAACCGGCCTGAATCGCGGCAAGGTGGCCGTCCTTGAATTCGGCATGAAGTTTCACGAGCTCGGGCTGACTAATAAGGATAGCCAGTTCCTCGAGGCACGACAGTTCCAGGTGGGCGACATCGCGCGAATGTTCCGCATTCCCCCGCACCTGGTGGGCGACCTTAGCAAGGCCACATTCAGCAATATCGAGCAGCAGTCACTCGATTTCGTGATCTACACCATGACTCCGTGGGCTGAGCGGTGGGAATCGTCCATCGAGACGACACTGCTGCTGTCGGAGGATGCAGACATCGAGGTCGAGCATGACTTCGCCGGCCTGCTTCGCGGCGATCAGGCAGCCAGATCGGCGTATTACCACAACGGCATCCTCGACGGATGGCTGACGCGCAACGAAGCGCGTGCCAGCGAGAACATGGAGCCGATCGATGGGCTGGATGAGCCGTTGCGACCACTGAATATGGTCGAGGAAAGCGACGCAAACGTGCAGCAACCGGTGCCGCCGACGACGCAGAAGTCGGATCCGAACCCGAACGAGAACGAGAACGACCAATGAGAAACGAACGATTCATCGCCTGGTGCCTCGCCACGCCGTGGGCACTCATGCCCGAGCGCATCGCGGCCTATGCATCCGTGCTGGCTCGCCGTGAACGCGGGATTCTCGCCGACATTGAGGACGAATCTGCGCAAGGCGTATCCGCCGGTCCCCGCGGGCGCGGAAATGCACGGTCGGGCGCAATCGCGGTCATTCCTGTGTTTGGAACGATCGTGCAACACGCGAGCCAGATCGACATTTGCGAGGGCGGCACGAGCACCCAGCAGATCAGCGCCGCTCTTAGCGATGCGGAGGCGGACGATACGGTCGCACAGACCCTGATCCACATCGACAGCCCGGGCGGATCCGTCTACGGCGTGCAGGAACTGGCGAGCCAGATCATGCAAGCAAAAAAGCCGGTCATCGCCGTGGCCAACAGCCTCGCCGCGAGCGCCGCGTACTGGATCGGTTGCTCCGCATCAGAGTTTTATATGACGCCGGGCGGTGAGGTCGGATCGATCGGCGTGTGGATGGCGCACCAGGACTGGAGCAAGGCGTTGGCCGACGCCGGCGTCGATACGAAGCTTATTTCCGCCGGAAAATTCAAGGTCGAGGGCAACCCGTACCAGCCCCTCGGCGAGGATGCCGAGCGCTTCATGCAGTCGCGCGTCGACGATTATTACGCCGCGTTCTCGAAGGGCGTCGCCAAGGGCCGCAAGGTCGGTATCGATCAGGTGCGCAACGGCATGGGGCAGGGTCGCGTGCTCGGCGCCGAGCAGGCTATGTCTGAAAAGATGGTCGACGGCATCGCGACGTTCGATGAGGTGATCGCGAAGATGCAGCGAGGCATCAAGTCTTCGAAGCCTGCTGCGAGTCGTCTCGCCCGCGCTCAGCGCGAAATTTCAATTATGGGCTAGTGCCAGCCCGAACACGTCATACAGGCGTGCGGCCGTAGGGCCGAGCCGGCACAACCGCAAAATCCAACCCGCACCAGCGGGTTTAATTATTTCTGGAGCCCAGAAAACATGTCCAAGCAACTCCGCGAGCTGCAAGCCCGCAAAGCAAAGCAAGTTACCGCCATGCGCGCGATCACCGACAAGGCAGCGTCGGAGAATCGCGACCTGTCGGATGAAGAGGTTGTCGCGTTCGATGCCGAGCGCGCCGCGCTCGAGCGCACCAATGCCGCGATTCAGCGCGAGGAAGCGCTGATCGAGGCTGAGCGCTCGTCGGGCATTGCAGTCGCCGAAGGCGGTCGCATCGTCGTGTCGGAAAACATTGAAAGCGACGCCCGCCGTGGCTTCAAGTCGTTCGGCGAGTTCGCGATGGCTGTGCGTGCTGGCAGTCAGCGCAATGGCAGCGTCGACCAGCGCCTGGTGATCGGCGCCGCCGCGCCCGGCGCCGGCACATACGCCAACGAGGCGTCGGGAACGGATGGCGGCTTCCTGATTCCGCCAGCGTTTTCCACGGACATTT